GCATGATTTCTTGTGCACCTAGGTATTTGTGTGCAGCAACCAAAATAGTAGCATCAGGCACAAACATAGCATACCACAACAGGTAACCTGCTGCTGATGTTGACTTACCAGTTTGTCGCGGCATCAAAGAAATTGAAAATCTACTGTTGTGATAGTTTGCAATCAGACGTTTTTGATATTCAAAAGACTGATACAACATCTTGCCACGTGTGGGATGCTGAATGTAAAAGAAGTTGTCCATGAAGTACATGGGCCCGCTTACAGGATCAGCACAGCGAGCAAACTCAGTCAACTGCTCCTGTGTATATGTTTCTCGACGGTGCGGTGATTTTACTAGCACCGTATCTAATGTGGGTTTGATACTCATAAATCTTTCACGTGATTGTACACCACTTGCGCAAATGCACGATTATTTAACCTGCCAGGATGCAGGAGGTCCCTACCAAGGTCCAGTTGTGTTTTGTCTGTTATAAGGTCTCTGTAGTCATTGGGTGCATACATCACCACAGGAATGCCCAGTTGATCACAAACATGTGCAACGGCTGCTCGATTCTTTTCAGCTCTAATCTCTAGATTTTCATCGTGTGCCAGCATGGTTTTCACAAATGAGCCTGAGCCCCAGTTGGCTTGGTCATAAGCCCAGTTAATCAGATGTGGTGGTTGCTCAAGGTCAGTGTGCAGTTCAATTCTGTTGGCGCGAGGTTCCAGGAACACCACAAACCGTGGCCGTAGTTTTGCCAAGTAGTAACGTGCTATGCGATAACAGGTGTCGCTGGCTGCACCAGCAATGCCTAGGTTCCAGCACCATAGGTTTAACATTTTGCTCAATACTGTAGTCCAGCGTTCATGTTCTGCTACTCCAGTGCCTTGAGTAAAACTGCATCCAATCGCTACAAAATTTTGTCTGCTGTCAAATTCATCAGTTCTGAATCCGTCACTGTTGAATGTGTAATCAATGGTTTGGTCCACCCAGTTAAATTGTTGCAGCATAAGTCTTTTGGCAGGGTCGCTCATGTGCTGTTGATAATTTTCTTTAGTGTCAGGACTGATCCAATTCACAGTTTGTCCTGCATGGCTACTCCAGGCGTGTAATGGCTTCATTGTGTTAAGTGTGCAAGTTCAGGCCACAACTCCACAAACTTGCCAGCTTGATCCTTGTGGTACTGAGTTTCAATCTCAGTGATGTGTTGACGAAATTTGGATTCAATACCAGAACGTGCTTGTGCAATTGCACGATATGTGTTCAAGGCATTGTCAAAGAACTGTCGCTCTGCTGGTGTTGCAAGACCAGTGGCATAGAATCGTTCAATTTCATCTGCTGCTGCTTGAGCCACTGCAGGTCCGTGCGAGAATGGATCCAGGTAGTCAGGTTGAAATAGATTCTGCCACAACACTGTGACTCCTTGGCTCACTGCCCATTCACGGAACTCTGTGATGCGTGTGGCATTGTAGATGTTGTACACTGCATGAATGCCGCCCCATTGTCCCTGTTTGAACAAGTCTTTGACTATGGCTAAATTTTCTGTCAGCATGTTCCAGTCACCACCGTAGCGCACATATTCAAACTGTGCACCAATGTTGTCAAAGCTCATGCTCCAGCCAACTTTCTTTCTTTGTGCTAGTTTCTTAAAAATCTTGTTCTTGCCCAAGTCCACGTTCATGTTGGTGATCAAGGTCACAGCACAGTCTTCTGGGATGACATCCAGTAGTCGTTCGTTTTCAGGCAGCAACAAAGGCTCACCGCCCACTAGGGCTACGTCTCGGATGTGCGATTTGTGCTGTTCAAGAAAATCACATACTTGTTCATAGTAGGGTCTTGACCCTGACTTGAAAGGAATGCCTTTGAGTGCTGACCATTTTGAACTGGCCCATTCACTGCAATAGTTACAGCTAAGATTACAGGTGGTGTTCCAACGCACGTCCACAATCACAGGATAGTGATACTGGTCTCCGGCTGTGGCATAATCAAAGTTGGGGTTGGTATCGTTGTGCCACTTGCGTTCTGAGTCTGCGCCAAAGCGTTCAGCTTGCACACAGTTAGAGCAGTATTTGTGTGCTCGCCCCTGTGACATTTCGCCGCGTATTTGTTTCAAGAGATCTGAATCCAGTATCTCTGTGATGGTGTTGCTGTTGAGATTGCCCAGCATGTTGGGATCACCAGCACAGCAGGTTTTGACATCACCACGGGGATTGATATGCAGCCCACGCCAAGGGGCTGCGCAAAAGAAATTTGTCATCCCGTATTTACAGCGTTGTTGGTTCAGGCTGCGGTTTTCAATAATGTAAACACGTTAGGACACAACTAAAACATATTCAGGTGCCATTGACGTATTTGGATAATCTATGTCAAGATATAGATCTGTCCTGGGCAAGACTTGTTTAATGCCGCGGCGAACAAAAGACAATTCCAATACCTCAGGAAAGTCATTACAAATAGGTCCAGCATTGTTGGCATGCACATGTATCAAAGAAAAGTGTTGTTGTAAAATCTGCATTTTATCTTGAAAATCTGGAGCCCAAGTGCGATGCCACTCCATAATCAAACCAGTGATACGAGAATGTTGTCTTACAAGAATATCTATCATGGCTTCTTCGTGGCCTTCGATGTCTATTTTGACAAAAATATCATTGGTTGCAATATTGTCAAAAATATTTTGCAAATTCTCTGAGCCTGCTGAGTTGTAGCCCAACACGTTTACACAATTATGACGTAGACCTAGAGCATAAAAATCTGAGTTTTTGGGAATCTCTACTGTGCCATCCCAACAGTCTATATCACTGTGATGATTGATCTTGTGCCAGTCTCTCTCAAAACTCCAGTCATCCCCGATACCTAAAACCAAAAGATGTTGGCTAGCATCAACTGCTTGCCTAGAAGTGATATATCCGCCGTCGCTGTCTGTGCCAATTCTTATGAGATCGTCACAGCCGCAGGGTATTAGCCATGGACGATCTGCGATGCTGAATTGTTGGCTTGTCATTGCTGTACTGTCAATGCCAATGGGATGTTAGGCCAGTTTGTGGTTAGCACCAAGATGTTTTGGCTTCACCATAGTACTCACGGGCATGACCATTGGCGATCAATCCGCGGCGCACACTTTGCCCATTTACAATGATATCACCAATGACTCGACCACCAAACTTGTCCCACTTGTACAGGATAACTTGATGCTTGGGTGCGCTCTTGATCAACTGTGTGGTCCATGCACTGGCTGCTTGGGCTTGTTGATCTTCTTGGGCGCACTGTGCTCTGTGTCCTTTTTCCGGAGTATCTACACCGTAGATACGCACTGCTAGTTCTGGCTTGAGTGGTGCTGGTAAGAATGGTGCAGAAATCACAATAGTATCGCCATCACTTATGCGGATGATTTGTGCGTCATAGGTCACGCCTACAGGTTCTTTGGGTGCTTTGACTTGTGCAAATGCCAAGCATGGAATCAGTAGTAGAGAGAGTAGTAGTTTTTTCATAATGGGTTCTGTGAATTGTTAAATCAGCGTGGGTAGCCCCGGAATGCTTTAACAGGACTTTGTGTGTCCACAAATGTGGGTTCAGTGCTGTCAGGAGTTGATACTAGTCGTTTGCCACCGGGTGTGGCAGTCATGGTCAATGCAGTATCAATTATTTGAGCTATACCTGCATTCATTCCAGCAACAACGCCGTGTTCACCAAATGCTGTTTCTGAGTCCCAGGCAGGAAACTTGGCGTTAATGCCATCTGTACCTGCATCGCTACGGGCTCTGGCCATTGCTACACCAAATCTATAGTTGTTGTAAGGGTCAGCGGCACTGAGACCAGGAATCACATAAGTGTGCCGCATAGGAGCTGCTTGTTCAGGAGACAAGTCTTTTTGTTCCGCAATGAACTCGCGAGCTCTCATCTTGGGTAGCCCCGAAATGCTTTGATAGGGCTTTGTTTGTTGGTGCTCTCTAGTTCTTCTGAATCTAGGTCGCCCAAATTCAAATCTTTATATTCAGCGCCTGCTGCCTTAAATGCTTGTTTCAGCATTTCGTGTTCAATTCTAGTGTATGGATAGGCGCCACGTTTTTTTCCTATCCAACTTTTTTCATCCATGTCTAACACATCGCCTGATCCGTCAGCCATGGCCACGGCCATCATCACGCGATTCAGAGTGTAGTCACTGTTGGCACGTTCGCCATCGCCAAATATGGTCAGGCCCACTGTGGCTGCTTGACGACGTTTACCTATTTTGCCGTCACGCTCAGTGATAAACTCTTGTGCTCGCATTACTGCCCTGCTGAATTGTAGACGCCAGCAGTAGCAGAACTAGCTGTGCCCAATTCCAAAGCTGTGAACGGTGTACCAGTCACTGTGACTTTGTTACCAGCGCCAGCATATACTTCAAACACTGTGTTGGCAGGAATAGTAATTGCAGCTGAATAAATGTTGCCCGCTGGACTAGCAGAGCCTAGAGCCACTGCATAAGACTGATATGTCACTGCATTGGCTGCTGTGGAGATCTGCAGTTTGTCAGTGTACACTGTGGCATTGGCCAAAGTGGTGTATACATTGGCTGGCATTATTTCTTGTCCTCAGGTTGACTAACCACAGGTTGAAACAGTTCACGAGTTTGATACATCACCCCTGGAATTTCCACAGGTGTTTGACGACCTGTTTGTGGTGCAGGTGCATGTGGGTTTAACACTGGCACAGTGGTAAACACAGATTCTTTTAGAATTTTGCTCATGATATTATCCTTTGTATGCTTTCCATTGATTGGTCAAGTCAAAAATACTTTCTCGAACTTTTTCCATATCGCCGTCACCGTCTAGGTCAGCTTCTTTTTTGCCAGCAGCACGAGCCTTGGCTAGATTGCCAGTAAACTTGTTGCCTTCGTCAGTTTTTTCTTCGTCAACTTCTTTTTTCTTGACGCCGGCCATTTCCATCATGCGATTGAGATCGTCTTCATCTACATTAGTATTTCTAATAGGCATACCGTGATCGTCTAAACCTCTTTGCATACTAGTTCCTTTGTTACCAAATTTGCCCATGGCTCCAAATTGACCAGGTGCATCACCGAAGAATGCGTTTGCAAACATCAACAGTAGAATGCCAATGACTGCCATGTTGCCGCCGGTTACTGTGCCATACATTGCTGTGGCTGCACCCGCAGAACCAAGTAGACCCAAAGTATACAGTGCCTGATACAATTTACCTTGCCAGTTGCCAGCAATGCCTTCGGCCATTTGCGGTGACTGACCTTGAGCGGCTGCTTTATCAAGTCCTAGAGCCTGTGCTACCTTCATGGCATTTTCTTTGCTAGGAGTAAAATCACCACCAGTTGCTTGTTTAACTGCACTGGCAATTTTTTCTGCATCTGGACCTAATAATTTCATTAGTTTAGGTACTAGCATACTTTTTAACTTGTCCATCATACCTTCGTCAAGTCTGTTGTTCTGGCTCATGCCAGCCATTTCCATCATGCGGTGCAAGGCATCTTCTTCAGCTTCAGCATAGCTGTGCTGGCGATCTGCATCCAGATTTGGTATGCCGCCACCTGTCAATGTTGATTGTCCAGTTGACTTAGGACCATCTAATCCGCCCGAGTACTGCATTGAGCTACCTGTTTCTGTATTGGTTGGGTAGTCAGGCTCGTTCATTGACACTTCGTCAATTTCTTGTTCGCCGCATGCTGGCTTGTAGCCACCACCGCCGTAGCCTTCATCATTGCCGCCGCCCAGTCCTGCACTCTTCAACAGTTGGCTCAGTTTCATTGCATCTTCATCTGTGGCAGTGACTGTGAGGCTCTTGCTTGGACCACCGTGGGAATCGTTGTTTATGCTCATGTTAATGCTCATGCTTTCGTCTAAGCGAGCCATGCTTTCTTTGATCATGTTTTCAAGATCACGATTCATTGAATCATAAATGCCACCGCCAAACTTCATGCCGCCTTTGGATGGTGTGTTGTCCGCGGTTTCTTCAGTTTTTTCTTTCTTGCTGTCGGACTTTTTCTTTTCTGGTAGGCCTTTGTGCTTGGTTGCAGCAAAGTCTTCTGCGTCTTTTTTGCCCATGCTCTTGGCTGTTTTAGCAACTTCTTTACTAGCAGGCTTTTCACCTTTTTGTGCGGCATGAACCATGCCCATGAACTTTTGTTGTTTTTTGCTTACTGCTTTTTCGTCAATTTCTTCTTCTCTAACTTGTGCACCATCTGATTGTTGATTTTTAATCAGGGTCATTGCTGCATACAACACAGACTCTAAACGGCTGGCAAACCCTTGTGGGAATTCGCCTCCGCGCTGTGCTTGCTTTGCCGCTGCACGAATGTCAGCAAGGTCGTCATAAATTTGTTGTGCTTGACCGTGATCAGAACCTTCTTTGGCCATTTTACGACCACCTTTGTGCTTGGTAGCACCACCGGTCACACGCTCAGGTGCCTTCTCTGGGCCTTTTGGACGTCCACGACCACGCTTTTCTCCGCTGGCTGGTGTGTCATCGGTGCCAACACTGATACCAGACGGATCAACTCTGCGAGTTACTTTGCGTCCAGTTGCTGTGTGTTCAATATCATGCAAGGCTCCGCGTTCAACACTGCCAACTTTTGGTTTGTCGGCACGTGGTTTCTTGTAGTTTGTGAACGGATTAAGGTCTTCCTCTTCGCTGGCAACAACTTGTTTGCCGCCGCCCAGTGCTTGCTTCATTGCTTCAGCGGCAACATCACCCAGCATCTCGTCAACTTCTTTTTTGGCTCCAGCAATCTTGTCAGCAAAAGTAATCTTGTCTTTGGGCTCAGCCAATGCAGCAAAGCTCTTGGCCTTGGCTGGACTCATCTTTTCTTTGATCTGCTTGGGATTGGGTTCATCGCCTGGCTTCATACCTGTCTGTGGCATGCCCATTTTCTTTTGTAGATCACGGATCATGTCAGCATCACTACCGTGACCAACGGTGTCCATGGCCTTACCAGCTACTTTCTTGACCATGCCGCCTACCTTGCGGGCCATGTCGCCCATGCCTTCGTCTACTTCTGTATTGTCATACTTGTCGTACTTTTTGCGAATTGGATCCAGTGCTTTGCCGTCACGACCAGCTTTGGCCAAGGCTTCCATGCCTTCTTTGCCGTACTTTTCGTAGCCCTTGGCAGCACGGCTCATGTCACGCTCGTTGAGTTGTCCGTGTGTGACACTGGGCAAATCGCGAATGGCGTTTAGTTTGTTGTTTAGATTGTAAAAAAATGTCATTGTATTATCCTCTTGGGTTTGCGCCAGTTGCTGGCTTGGGTTTACGCTTGATGTTGGTCATCGGGCTCTTGTTGCCTTGTGGCAGTTCGTTGGTGGTTTTAGCAGCGGGAGTCTTTCCTCCAGCAACAGTAAAATTACTACGATAAGCGTTCTTTAGCACAGCATGGTCGTAAGGACCAGTTGCATAGTCCTTGCTGAGTGCTCGTTGTTTGGCGTCTGGTGCTGGAAGATCTGTGTCTGCAATCAAGTCTTTGTTTTCACTATCGATCTTTTGGGATTCGTCATTGAGACTGTCTTCATAGGCATCAGTATTCATCACAATACGATTGGGATCCATGCCCAACAACTGTGCCAACTGTTTGATCTGCGGCTCAATTGCTGGATAACGAAATTCTACATCCACAATGGTCAATGGCTGATTGGGGAAAGCTGGAAAGTCTGGAACATGTTTACGCACAGGGGCAGTCTTGGGCTTGCCCATTGTGACCACATCAAACTGCGTCATCTTTGATTCAAGATCTTTGATAAAGCCAGTGGGCACGTCTCCAACTATCTTGATGCGATAATTGTATGTGCGTTCACTTTCGGCCAGGTATTTTGCAAATGGTTTCATGTCAGTGTCCTATTGTATATTTATTCTTTTGTAGCATTTTGGTCTTTGCCTTTTAGCAGTCGTTCCAGCAAATCATTGCGGTTTAACACCATGCCCTCAGCGGTTTGCATGGATTTTTGTTCATCAGGCACGTCTCGATCCAGTTTGATCTTCTTCATTTGTAGATCAATCATCCGGAGTTTTTTGTTGAGTTTGGCTGTTTTGGCGGTGATGGCATGCCCCAGCATGTTGCTTGCCACTGAGAATATTTCGCTGGCAAATCTTGAATCTACTTGCATGCCCAGGTCCATGAGATCTTTGTAGCTGTCCTGTGCTAGTTGTGCTAGATCATCCATTTCAGTGTCGCTGGCATCAAGGCCACGCACTGCTGGCAATGCAGCATCTATTTTGTCTATGGTGGAATCAATTGCTGCCAACTGTGTACGAGTTTCCTCGATGGTGGGAGTGTCTGATTCAGTTGGTGTTTCAACTGAGGATGGCAAGTCAAAAAGAGATTCAAGTTTCCGCGTCATGCGGATATTTATGGATCAATTACGACCGTTGGTAAACATATCTTGTTCGGTTATGACTCTAAAAGTCAAGCCCTGACGAACACACCATTTTTGAGCAGCTGACCATTTGGCATAGTTCACTGCCACAACAGCACGGTCTCTGCTGCTCATTTTTGATTCAATAACACTTTGTTTCTTGGGCTTGATCTCAATCAGTTCTGCCTTGACGGTGTTGTCTTTGTTGCGATACATAATCAAGAAGTCTGGCACATAATTGCTTTTGCGACCAGTCACAGGATTCATATAGGGTATAGCAATGCTTTCACTGGCCCATTGCAGGATGTTGTCATTGGTGTCACAAAAACGCATAAAGCTGTGTTCCCATCCTGATCTGTATCGTGGCACACCACGACCCACATACTTTTCGCCGTTGATGACTTCGTAGAGTCCGTTGGCCCAACGACTCATTGTAGTACTGCTCGAGCTGCGTAGAAGTTGGGAGTTGCACTGACATTCACCCCCAGCAGTGTGGCCTTGCTGCGAATCAAGTTGAGATAGTATGCAAGGTTCACTGTGAGGTTGACGCCGGTCTGTCCCTGAAATCCTGCTAGTAGAGTCATGGCAGGAATGTTGGTGTTTTGTGCAATTCTAAACAGGCTGGTAGCAAAGTTGCCAGCGGCACGGTCTGTGGTCATCACACTGCGAAAGTATGAATACACTGCATCATACTCGTTAACCGGTACATTGACATCAAAACTGTAAAAGCGATCAAACACTCGTACTGTTAAGTCTTCTCTAAAGTTGGTTTCGTTTACTGTGGCCATTAGATACCGCCTGCGCCGTTGCCAGCGTTTCTGTTGATAGTGTCAACTACTGCTTGATTTCGTGCCGCAGTTGCTGTGGGAAAAATTATGCCGTCAGCTGCGTTAGTTACTGCTCGTACAGCACCAGGCAACGCACCTTGCAATGCGCCTACACCCAATGCAGTGGCTTCACTGAGAGCAATGCTCTTGAGGTTGGCACCTTTGAGAGTGTTGTAAGCTGTTCCTGCTTTTTGTGCAGCACCAATCAGACCCAACACACTACTTGATTGTAAATCTCGGCTGATACCGCCAACCACATCCAACAAGCCACCTTGACCCAGGATGGTCTGTGTGCTGCCTGCTCGTGCAATAGGACTTGGCTTGCGATCGTAGTGTGCTTCGTTGCCAAAGCCACCAGCTGTGGTGTTAGGAGCGCCTTGGTAGTACTTGACTGTTTCGTATGCAATGCTCATGCTGTGTTGCATGGTGCCCGAACCCTGTGCATAATCATATTGATCATGGCTCCAGTTTGTGATCAAGGGATTGATCAGCACATACTCAGCATACTTGTGTTGGTAGTCAAATCCGTAAATGCGAATGTCTGTAAAAAACGGTGGCTTGCCTTTGGCACCATCACTGGTACTTTCGCCAATGAAACCCCAATCGTTGACCAAGCGGTCATTGTTGTAGATGTCACGAGTGTTGTAGCCAAAGCCTGCAGTACGGTTGGCTTGTGGGCCAATGCTGCCGTTGGTATTGCTGTCGTTGCCGTATTTTTGTGTGGGATCTTTGTAGTAATAGCTGTAGTAGTTGTACCACATGTTGCGCACAAGGTCGCCACCGTCGTCATGAAAAGTAATGTTCACAGGATCATAGTTGATCTTGGTCTGTATAACACGTTTTCGATTGTACTGGTTGAGTGTTTCTGTAGCAATAGTGTACTTGGGCAGATCAACAGTTTTTACCACCAGGCTGAGATTGCTGACATCAGTCAGCCCCATAGCCCCGGCGAGATAAGGAATTTCTTTGACGTTGATACTGAAACTCACATGGAATAAAAACTTAAGACGTGGCTTGAGCTCATATCCGTTGCTGCGAAAAACCTTGCTTGCGTGAGTGTAATCACGCAAGGTGTCACCGCCAAAGAAACCTTTTAGGAGACTTTGTCCCCAGGTGGTATCTGCCATTTGCTATTAGGCGCCAGCGCCTGTCACTATTTCGCCTAGTGTTCGTCCAACACCAGTTGCTACGCCAACACCATAAGGAATCTGGTTTGCATTATCAAACGCAATGGTCAAGTTAATTGTGACTGGTGCGCTTTCAGCATAGCTCATGCCGCCGTAGTCTGCACTCTTTAGGTAGCAGCCATACAGTTCCCAAGTTTCAAGAACTTGTGGTTGTTCAGCACCGTTGCCGCCGTCCAGGATTTCAAAGCGGGTGGTAAACTTGTAATCGATACCAGACGCTGCTGATGCCATTTCCAAGAAGTCCATTTGCTTTTGTAACTGCTCGCCAACTAGACGACCAACTGCACCACTTGCATCATCACGGATTTCGCATGTGGTATCTGCCCAGGTGTGTTTGCCGGCCAACTTGAGTGTGCTGTTGTAAATTGGCAATGTGATTTCTTCAAAACTCAGATTGGGTCTTGCAAAAGTCATCACTTGCTTGGTTAATTCAGTTCGTGGAGTTGTAATACCGAAGTTTTCAAACATCACTCTAAAGCGATATTTGAGTTTGGGCATCAGCAGACCTTGAGTGCTTGCACTCTGATCGCTGGCCAACGGTACTGTCATTCTCTGTAATGATGAAACTGCCATTTTTGATATCTCCTATATGTTTTATTTAGCTGTAATCTCTAGCCAAAAACAGGGCCAAAGCCCTGTTTTTAGTTTCATCACGCTCCACCAGATATTTCACCAGTGTTCTTGATTCGCAACGGAATGTAGATAAACTCAATTGCTTTGACTGGTTCAATAGCAACGTCTACCCATAGTTCGTTACGATCAATACGACCCGGGGTGTTGTTGCTCAAATCGCACACAACCAAGTAGTCGTAGATTGCTCGTTTGGCAATCAGATCAATCATCAAGCTGTTGACAGTGTTGGTGATTTCGTTACGAGTAATCTCGTCGTTGGGTTCAAACAAGTACAACTTGCCAATCTCTTCCAGGCGACCACGCAAGAACGCAACCAGTCGGCTAACGTTGATACGATCCAGTGCGCTGGTGATACTGGTTGTGGTCTTGTTACCAAAGTTGGTAATGCCCACACCAGGGATGAATGTGATTGGGTTGATGTCGTTTTCATACAGCACATCGCGCAGGCCTTGACCCACGTTGATCTGTTCAAATTCACCTGTGGCACTATCAATATAACCAATTGCAGTAGCGTTGTCCACAACACCACGACGTGTACCAGCAGGAGCCAACCATGGATAGCTCACTGCATCACTACGGATAATAGTACGCATCATCATGTGACTTGGCGGCTGCACTACCAATTGGCCGCCTAGGTCTGTGGTCTGGCAGCTGGGATAGAATGTGCCCATGTACTGGCTGGCTGCAACCAATCCGTCTCCAGTTTCTAGACCCAGTCCGCTGTTGTTGGTTGCCCAAGTGGTAACGTCAGTTCCGTTGGCAGCCAATCTCATCGGGGTATCACCAATCACAAACAAGGTGTTGTTGCGCTCATTGCTGAGAGCAATCATGTTTGGAATCAGTTCTGGATATGCTGGAGTAGCAATCAAACTGTACTGTGCTTGTTCTTCACGAGCAGAAGCGCTGGTATCCAAACCGGCTCGCATGGCTTCCACAACCATTTGTCGCTGAGCCTGACGTCCTGACCACATGGCTCCGTCATCTCTGTTGCCAGATGCTGTTAACCAAGTGCTCTTGACTGTTGGCAATGTGTCATCAGGATATGATTCAGCGTTGAAGTAGTTGTTCTGGAAGCTCTTGATGTTGTATCCTGAACGGCGTGTGTTGAACAACAACATACCTTGTGGATATAGGTCAGGATTAGGTGCGTCAAGGTCCAAATAATTACTGGTCAACAAGCTAGCAATTGTAGGAATTGGATCAGCGATTGGATCAGTTGTACCGTTTGGTGCCCAACGTGCATCAGCAAACAAAATACCATTTTCAGTTACTTGGTCAGTTGTGTCAATTGGCACCCACTGGTCAACTCCGCTCACTGGTTCCCAGCGATATAGTGCAGGATAGTTCTCCAGGTCGCTGGAATCAATCCACAGATCACCATATTCTAACGGACTTTCTGCTACGTCTGTTTGTGTTGTTGGTGCTGTAGCAGCAATAATTGGACCAGCAGCGTTGGTATCGCCCAAATCAAATCCACGAACGTCATTGGCAACGTTTTGATATCCAACCCAGGCACCACTGTTCTGGATCATAATGTCAGCATCGCTCACGGTGCTGTAGTACCACAAGCGTCCGGTTGCAGGATCTTGATCTGGTTCAACATCGCTAGGCGTGTAAGTAAAATCTGGAGCTGTGCGCCAGTTACTTAGAACTATACTGTTTGATGCTGTGTTATTGGCCCTTACACCATCAGTCTGCACAGTAAATCCAGCATTGGTTACTGGGGTGCCAGTAACGTTATTTAGTGCAATATTTCCACCAGCACTGTGAGTAAACACAATTTCACCAGCCGAGTTTACGCTGGCACTAACAAAAGGAATATTTGCTGCACTGACCGCTGCCACAAATGCAGCAGCCCCGGTACCATATGTGGTTGTATCCAAAACTGTTAGGCTATTGTTTAAAGAAGAGCTGCCTGGAATAGTTGCAATAATTCTAAAACTATCTAGATTGATAAACGGAGCTGAAGGTGGAGCAGATGCAGGTATTACTGTTGCACCAAGAGCAATTCGTTCAAGAATTTCAAAAGAAAATGTTTCATTAGTACTGCCATTAGCATTAGCATTCCACTGTACATATGTAGTTCCAACTGGAATATTTTTTCCGCCGCCTGTGGGGTCTAACGCAAAAATTGCCTCACGATCAGTTGCATATGCAGGACATGCTTGACTCACAAAAGAGTCCAAAGCAGCATTGTATTTTTTTATTCTCAAAGAAAGACCGTTGTTGGCTGGACTGGTGTTGTTCCATATTGACCCTGTGGGACGAGGGCTAGTGTCTGTGATTCTCCAACGTGGCACTTGATAGCTGTAGCCAGGGAAATAGCTGGGAGCATAATACTCGATAGTTGAGATACCCAGTGCTGTCAACAAGGCTTGGCTGGTTGCGGGATCGGTACCAAGGCTAATTGAAACAATACCACCATCAGCAGTGGAGCCATCGTTGGTGGCTGTGGAGTTGGCATAAATTGCCAATTTGCCACTGACTGCGTCAGCACTCACACCAGTGATAGCAGCGGCGTTGATTACTGCTGCAAGACCTGCCACGGTGTTGGTAGCACCAACAGTGATCAAAGAATCATTGATTTGGAAGTTTGCACCAATGGTCAAGCTGGTAGGAGTTCCTGTGCCAGTAATGGTGGGCCATGAAGTTTTCCATGCATCGCCACCAATTAGTACCCACTGATTATCGGAGTTTTTGTAATAACCAGGATTCTTAGGAACAGCAATAGGAGGATTACTAGAGCTAGGATTAGGAATTACTGCAACAACTGCATAGTCGCCAATGCTGCCAACTGTGTTTTCTGGGGTAAAAATGTTGTTTGTAAAATCTACTACATCAGCCGAGTCAGTGATCACAATTGGTGTTTTTACTGTGAATGTAGCTGTGGTTTGATTCCATTCTTGAATACCCCACAACGAAGTGCTGGTATCAAGCCAGTATGTGCCGTCTGCAGGATTGCCAGTGGGACGAACCAAACTGGCAGTGAGCTCAGCAAGATCAATGTTCACACGTTGTATAAACGCACGATTGGTCACACCCAGTGTAGAATACGCTGCCAACAAACCATATTCGTTGAGCTCGTACCCATTGATTGGTGTACCATTGGTAGTCTGATAAAAGAACGGCACACCAAAAGTAGCTGCCAAATCTCGTTGACTTGTAATGAGATAAGTTTTGTTTGCATTGGCTGCAAGTGTTCCTGCTGCCACTGTTGCGCCGTCTGCACTAACTTTGTTTTGTGCAGTAGCAATCAAGAAGTACGGTACTGTGTTGACTGCAGATGGGATATACTGACTTTCGTCAATTACTGTTACTTCTACGCCTGGTGAAATTAAAGCCATGGTCGATTCCTTTTCAAGTTCTAATATTTATGGAGCACCACAGAAAAAGGCTTGTTACGGTGCCCTTTGGCAAAGGCCCGCCATAAATATTCAGTGAAAAGACCAATCTGTCCTGCTTGTAATCAACGTCCTTGTGCCATAAACTATCACCGAGATGGTGTGCCGCACTATCGTGCCCGCTGCGACTCTTGCAATCGCAAAGGCCGTGGCTTAAAAATAAGAAAACCCAGCTGGGAGTCAGCTGGGTACAAGAAAAAAATGCAGTGTGATCGTTGTGGTTTCAAGGCACGATATTCGGCCCAAACTCTAGTGTATCATGTGGATGGGAATCTTGCCAACTGCGATATAAAAAATCTCAAAACGGTGTGTCGTAACTGCGAAGTCGATTTATCAAAATCTGATTCGATATGGCGACCTGGTGATTTGCAACCAGACGGCTAACCAGCTCACGAGTGTTGCGCTTGAGATCTGATAGTGTACCGTTGTTGTCAATCACATAATCGGCCATCCAAATTTCCAGGCTCATGCTGGATTTGTCCTCTGCAGGCAAGTGATCACTACGATCCACCCAGATAGCATAATCAAACACATTGGTATTCTTCATGGCATGAAATTCTGCTTTGTTGCGTAGGCCGCAGTAGATTTCGTTTTCAGTAAAAATTTCCCTGCCCAGTCTTGCATAGTCGTCCCGGCAGTAAGCATGAATCATGTCGTACCACTCTGCTCTGTGATTGTGACGATCTTCAAAACACTGCTCGTAAGTGGTGTACCCGTACTTGGGTGCTAGTTCAGCATAGATAAACTTTTCAGCACAAAAGTCTGAACTGGACCTAAAGTTGTAGCCAAATTCTTCACGCAGTATATCACACACAGTGTCTTTGCCGTGGCGTGCATTGCCAATAATCATGAGTTTAGGTAATTTGTTCATAAAATTGAGTCCTCAAACCAAGTTTTACATGTGGGCCAATCACGGTACACATGTGCTTGTCCACCTGCTGCAATCCACTCATTGCAGTTGCTGTGCCGATCGTCGATCAGGATGTCAGTTGGGTGCTTGCAGTGACGCCACTTGTCATGACTGAATGGGCCCAGTGTTACAGGAATGTCACGAAAATGTTCTTGCGCCCAAAACACTTTGTCGCTGGCTGCAAAAGGCATACTATAATCATGTGGCAATGCTGTCAAGAATCTCAAGTGGCCGCCAGTTTTTTGTGTGAGATCACGGCAGTAGTTGACCAGTTCAACAGCACCTGATTTCAAGGGCAAACTGCGATAAAAATGCGTGTCTGCTTTGAGTTGATCCCATTCTTCTTGGGAAACACGCTCGCCGCTGTTGTGATCCCACCGCAGTTTCAAAAAGTCTTGAGCATGTGCTAGCCAGTCGGCTACCACATCATCCATGTCGAGATATATGTTCATTTGAGTGAAGTTACGTTAAGGTGATCTAGGGTACGCTGTAGCATTCCTATTTGTCTACGGCAGTCTTCCAGCGCATGATGGCTAGTAGGAGGGATGGGCTGATCAGGCCAAAGGCTAAACACTGTGCGACTGTCCCTGACCATGTAGTATTTCCACGGCAAGGGTTTGTGATAGCTCTTGTAAGCATGCTCTAGAATGTTCATGTCGTATGTGGGACCTTGAGCCCATATTCTGTTGGAGTGCCAAATCAGACGTCCTAGCTCGTCTAGAGCTTGATCCAAGGGCACACGATCATGCTCACCAAATGCTTCTTCACGAGCATGATCGGGCTGTGTGGCCCACCAGGCAATTGTGCCATCGTCAATGTCACGGGTTTCCTGACTTTCCAGTGTGATTCGAGCATAGTAACTCTGCTCATAATGGCCTGTGCCAAAAGGGTCAAAGCTCTGTGCAGCAATGGTTAGAATGCAGGTGTTTGGACCAGTTGCTAGTCCTTCAAGATCAATCATTAAGTCTGCCATACTGCAAGTATAACAGAAACATCAAACAAAGTCTATTGTTGCTTAACCGATTACCCAGGTCAATGGCTGACTTGCATCTACGTAATTCTTGAGTTCTTCGATTTTGGCATCCATTTGAGCCTGTGCTTCTGCTTTCATGGCAGCGCCGTTTAGGGTGCCGCCACCTTGCGGACCTGCAATGGTGCCAAACTTTTCACGTGCTTCGCCCACAATCATTTTACAGTTGGCCACCATGTAGTCTTTGATCCATTGCTGAATCTGGTAGTCGCTCAACAAATTGAATTCAGGTTTGAGATTGTAACTCCACAGCAACACGTTTTCACCGGTGCCTTTTGGATCACGAATCAGTTGCAGCTTTTTGGTCACAGGGTTCCATGTGTAATTCATGTAGCCGCCAAACATACGTGCTGCCAACTCAACATACTGACTGTAGAAGTCGTATGTGGCTAGGCCGCCTGCCACGTTGAAGTTCATAAGGTACACGTTGAGACTTGCTTGAGCAAACGGGTCAAAGTTTGAGGCAAATGGACCTGTGCTGTCGCCAAATGTGCGTCTAAAGATCTGACGCACACTGACAATTTCTTGTGGCAGAGTGTAGATGTTTACGTCCTTGACCAGTTCCATGAAGCTGTAGCTTTCTTCATAGGCATTGCTGGCACGTTGTCTGTATGTGCCAATGGTCTTTTGGTACGCTGCTTCGTAGTGAGAAGGATCCAGCTCGATGTCAATGATTTGATCACCAAGCTGGAGTTTCACGTACTCTATCAAATTTTGCTTGAGCGTCTCAAGCGAGTTCTGTTGCTGTTCTGCCATTGGGGGACTCCGTCCCCTTTATTTACCAGCTTTTTAGAATGATCAAGTTCTCTGTACCACGTCCGTTAAACGGTGTTTCTGTAGTGGTCAAGTCCTTGTAGATCTTTCTAGCGGCTGGCTTGCCTGCGGCACTCATGGCTTTGAGCACGTCTGCTGGCTTGCGCACAGTTTTTTGTTGGCTTTCCACTGTGCTAAATCCAATAACAGCATTGGATTTCACTGTGAAAACTTTGGTGTATTCATCTGCCATAAGGTGGATTAGCTTGCGTTTTTTAGTGTCGTACAACCAGGCTTCAGCTTTGTCCACTAAACTTGCGGCCGGTAAGCCTTTGAGTTTGAGCTCTGCAAATTCTACAATACACTTGAACTTTGCGGCACGTTTCTCTGGTGGCACTGCCTTGACTGCTCGTGGTTTACGTTCAACCTTTTTAATCTGTACATAGGCACCACAGTCCGAAATCACAAGCTCACAGAACTTTACGCAGTTCCGTAACTGTATTTTAGACAGGTAGCCGTAGCCCTGTGCCAAGTCCGCATCTTTGCCTGCCACTGCCTCATCAAACTCCACAAGTTTGCGTGTCCAGATTTGCTTGATATCATTGACCATTTGTGGTGCAATGTTTAGGCTACGCATGAGCGCCACGGGTTTGTAGTCTGCGTTGAGCTTGGCTCCAGACGCAATGAAGTCATCAAACAGGCCATCCATTTCACCTGCACATTCAGATACCTTTTCTCGGAGCCTGTCCTGAATGGTAATCTTTGGTACTGTTTCCTCAGCTACTATTTCCTCTGCTTCTTCATCTTGTTTGGATTCTAAAATCTCTTTTAGCAAGTTGTCTAATTTGATCTGTTCCGGCTCTGTGAGCTCCAGTCCCACCATGCTCATGCGGCATAGCCAACCGGTTGTGAGTCGGATTGAGCTGTCAGGAATGCGTTTGAGTGTACGAACGTCGCCTTTGCGACCATGCAATTCCAAATAGTTTACAATCATCTCACGAGCATCTTTTTTGCCATAAAAATAATTGTACCAAGAAAACGCATGACTAAAGGCACTGATACGATTGTCGGCGGGTTGCACTCGCCATGTGGGTTCCATGCCCATGGCATTGGTATCGGCACTACGAGGATTCAAGGGCTTGACAGATTTGGTTGCAATCATAATTGTTCCTTACTTAGTTCTGGGCAAGTGTTTTACGGTGTCAAAAAGTTTGGCAGCACGTTTAACGTCAAAATTTTTGTGTTTATACATCCAGGCTTTTTTGCGTTCTGCCACTTCCAGTGCGTCTGCTAGTTTCCATTTAGTGTTGAAGTCCACTGTCATTATTATACGGCTCATGTCCACAATGTCAAGTGCATACTCTACCCATTTTTCTGTGGCTTTTACTTTGTCGTAGGGTTGTATAAACCCCTTGCCTTTTGGGCCTGTGTATTTTGTTAAAAAGTTAGCGGCTTTCATAACATACTCCCGAAGTGGATAAGTGTGTATTATAGCAGGTTTCGGAATTATGGTCAACCTGTACATAAATAGTATTACCATGCCAAGACTTAGCCTATACCGCCCCAATCGAACCCGTGATTACCAATTTTTGGATCGCACCATTGCTGAAATGTACACTGTGGGCGGCGTAGACATCTATGTACACAAATTTATGGGACCTGAAACTGGGGGCGAAGATTCAGCATTTAGTGGCAATGCTGACGCTACCCAACCTGTGTACGACGAACTGAGTCCACTAAACATTCAAGATCTATTGTTGTTGGAAAACCGTGATCGAGTGTATGACCAAGACATCTATGTCATGCGCGGTGTGTAC